ATACCCGTACGGAGCTTCTATGCCAATGGATTGACTCCCTTAGCTCTCCTTGGACTCATGGTTCTATCGAGGCATGTTCTGATAGCACTCTCGAGATTCCAGTCGGTGGTTACACCGTATTCGCTTTCGATGTCAATCCGAGTCGCCGTAATGCGAGCCTCGTTGCTGGTCAGATACTCTCAGATGGTCGAATTGGCGTGGGAATACTCCAAACTTGGGACTCGCAAGTCTCGGTAGATGACTTAAAGATTGCAGCTGAGATAAAGGGCTGGGCTGACCAATACCACCCGCGTCAAATCTGCTATGACAAGTATGCAACACAGACTATTGCAGAACGCCTTGCCAATGCTGGTTGTATTGTCCAAGATATCTCAGGACAGCAGTTCTATCAGGCTTGTACGGATCTAAAAGATGCCATGGATAACCTTCGATTGGTTCATAAGGGTCAAGAGAATTGGATTCAACAGATGAATAATTGTGCGGCTAAAACCAATGATTCATCGTGGCGTATCGTCAAGCGCAAGTCTGCCGGTGATATCTCTGGGGCAATCTCTACCGCCATGGTTGTGTCAATGTTGATGAAACCACAACAGGTTGCGATGATATACGAGGGTTGACACCATATGTAGTGTATAATTGCGACCTATGGCACTCTTTGGGCGTAAAAAAGAATTAACAGCACAAACCAACCCCGCAGTATATGACGCGCCTTTTGGCAGCTCTTACTTTGCTGGAAATTTTGGCGGTTGGAACAACTACGCCTCAGCATTAGATCGCCAAGCAGCGGTTAGCGTTCCAGCCGTCAACCAATGTCTTAATCTTATCAAGGGCGTCATCGCCACAATTCCTTTAGAGATGTATTCACTTAATACTGGTGAAGAATTAGCAATGCCAGTATGGGTTCGCCAACCAGACCTTCGTGCGCCACGTTCTGTGACTATTTCATGGACTGTGGATTCTCTTGTCATGTACGGTATTGCTTACTGGCGTGTTACTGAAGTTTATCAAGATGACCTACGCCCTGCTCGATTCGAATGGGTACAGAACAGCCGCGTCACTAGCAAGATGGACAAGTTCTCTCAAGACGTCGAGTACTACATGGTCAATAACGAGCGAGTTCCAGACTCAGGCGTTGGATCACTTATTACATTCCAAGCCTTTGACCAAGGACTTCTAGTTCGCTCACAACGCCTTCTTAACTCTGCAATTCAAGCAGAAGAAGCTGCTAATGTCGGTATCTCGTCACCACAACCAACTGGATATCTTAAGAACTCTGGTGCAGACCTTCCAGATGGACAGATTCAAGGATTGCTTAACACTTGGAAAACAGCGCGTAAGAATCGCTCAACTGCATACCTAACTTCAACTTTAGAGTACGTTCCAACGTCATATAGCCCAATGGAAATGACCTACAACGACTCTATCGAGGAAATGTCTGCTCAGATTGCTCGCGCTATGAACGTGCCTGCACACATGATTAACGCGGAGCATAATCGCTCATCTACTTACCAGAACGTACTTGATGCTCGCAAAGAATACTTTGCATACACACTTGCTCCATATATCTCAGCCATCGAGGACAGACTTTCGCTCGATGATCTAACTCCTCGCGGTCAGATTGTGCGGTTCGCTGTAGATGAGACATTCCTACGCGCCAATCCTCAAGACCGCCTCGCTGTGACCGAGAAGTTACTTACTTTACAGCTTATATCTTTAGACCAAGCCAAGGAAATGGAAGGACTAGCGCCAGACGGTAGCGAGTCCTCTACAACCGAGACACCAAGCCCAACACCAGCAGAAACGGAGTCAGTACCAGATGCTACTGAACTTTAACTCACCTATCGAGGCAGCAGACGGCGAACGCCGTATTGTCTCTGGTCAGATTGTGCCTTTCGGCTCAGTCGGTAACACTTCAATCGGCAAGGTTATCTTTGAGGCTGGTTCAATCCAGATTCCTTCACCTTCCAAGATTAAACTCCTTGCTCAGCACAACAGCAATGATCCAATCGGTCGTGCACAATCATTCAAAGAAACAGCGTCAGGTATTGACGGCGTATTCAAACTTTCAGCTGCTTCAAAGGCTCAAGATTACCTAGTCATGGCATCAGAAGGACTCATCGACGGTCTATCAGTAGGCGTCGAAGTTCTTTCATCACGCGAACGCAAAGACGGCACAACAATCGTAACTTCAGCAATGCTCAAAGAAGTATCTCTTGTCGAGAGCCCAGCGTTCGACCAAGCTCGTGTGTTAGAGGTTGTAGCGCAAGAAGGCGAAGAAGAAGTTTCTGCACCTATCGAGGTTGCAGATGAAACCCAAACAGAAAGTGAGGCAGCTGTGTCAGAAGATACAACTCCCGCAACAACTGAGGCAGCAGCAGCACCCGCAGCAGAAGCCTCACGTCCAACAATCAAGGCATCAGCCGCTTACGGCGATGGAACAACACGCGTACGCCATGGAATTACCTCTATGGGTCGCTACACAGAGCACAAGGTTAAGGCTGCACTCGGAGACGAGCAGTCAAAACAATGGGTTGCAGCTTCTGAAGATCGTTTAACAGCAGCAGCAGATTCATTCTCGACAAATCCTGCATTTTCACCGATTCAGTACATGTCCAATTTCATTTCTAACACAAACTTTGGTCGCCCAGCGATTGATGCAGTATCAAAAGCAGCACTTCCAGCATCAGGCATGACAATCAACATTCCTACACTCGTTACCTCAGCAGGTGGCGGTTCAGGTACAGCACCAACAGTTGCATCAACAGCAGAATCAGCAGCTCCATCAGATACAGGTATGGTTTCTGCATACACTTCAGTTACAGTTAACAAGTACGCTGGACAGCAGACAATCTCACTCGAACTCATGGAACGCTCTGATCCAATCTTCTTCGACCAACTAGCAATTCAGTTGGAACGTGCTTACCTTCAGGCAACTGATGCAGCACTTATCGCAATCCTTACATCACAGGGAACACAGGCTGCAACAGCAGCAGCATCAAGCGCAGGACTTATCTCCTACGTTTCAACTGAGTCACCAGCTGCATACAAGGGTTCTTCATACTTCGCACAGAACCTTGTTGCGAACACAGATTGGTGGAGCGCACTTCTTGGATACACCGATACAACAGGTCGTCCAATCTACAACGCTTACAACTACATGAACAATGCTGGTGAATCAAAGCCTAGTTCAATCAAGGGAACAGTCCTTGGACTTGATCTTTACGTTGACAAGAACGTAACAGCTGGTCTTATCGACGAGTCAGCATTCATCATCGCACCTGAGACAGTTCTCTGGATGGAATCACCAGAAGCGTTCTTCTCAGTCAACGTTGTTAACTCAATGTCAGTAAATACAGCAATTTACGGATACGCAGCGGGTAAGGTTCTTATCCCAGCAGGTGTCCGTCGCTTTAACCTCACATAAGCAAGAGGTAACTTAGTACGCCGACTGGCGGGGCAGAGCCCTTCCCCGCCAGTTCGGTCTTAAGAAAGGAATCAGTCATGGCAGCCACATACGTCACAGCCAACGAGCTACGCACAGTTCTCGGTGTCGGTACGCTATACCCTGATTCTGATTTAGAGCTTGCATGCCAGACAGCAGAAGATACGCTTAATTCATATCTCTGGTTCGACTCAGTTCCAGTCATCGGCAGTATTTACCAAGGTGGAGTAGCGACTCTAGTCCTCTCATCAGCAGGAACATTTACAACTGGTCAGACCGTAACCATCACTAACAGCGGCACGATATTTAACGGCGCTCATGTAATTACAGGAACATACCCATATTCAACTGGGTCTCTTACGTTCCCTTACATCGGATATAACTTTCCATATATTTACAGCACATTCCCTAAGTCATATTCTTTGATTCAATACACAGATGTCACAGGATCACCAGCTGCACAGAATTACCGCAACGTAGTTCCATACGGCAAGGCATCAGGCGTGGACACCAAGACCACTTCTTACGGCACAACACCTGCAATCCGCCAAGCGGCTCTTATGCTGGCTGTTGACGTCTGGCAGGCTCGCCAAGCACCTTCTAGCGGTGGCGTGTCAGTAGATGGCATTACTCCAAGCCCTTACCGTCTCGGTAACACAATGCTTGCAAAGGTTCGCGGTCTTATCGCGCCTTACACTTCACCTCGCTCAATGGTGGGCTGATGACAGTCCCAGCAGTATCTACTCTTCGTCAGACGCTTGCGACTGCACTAACAGCGAACACAACTTACCAAGTTTTTGCTTATCCACCGCAGACCATTCAAGCAAACTCTGTAGTCATCATTCCTGATGATCCATATCTAGAACCATCAAATGATTCATGGGCAACTGTAGGGCCGACTGCTAACTTCAAATTGCTCATAACCGTTCCATTATTCGATAACCAAGGCAACCTTCAAGGGATTGAATCAGCAATAGTCACAATGTTTAACGCTTTATATCAAGCAACTACAAACGACACAATTTCATACAACGTGGGAGCAGTCTCCCAACCACAGGTTCTTTCTGTGGCTTCTGGCGACCTTCTGAGCTGCGAAATGCAGATCAGTCTTATGACAACTTGGAGTTAAAATGGCATATACAGACATGACAGAGTGGGAAAAAGAAAATACAGCATTCCTGACAAAAATTGGTCAGGTAGAGGCAAAACCAAAGCCAACAACAAAGAAAGATGAGGAATAAGCAATGGCATTCGGTCCATTTCTAAATAATGGAGTTGGCGTAAAGGTTAACTCTGTCGATCTATCAGATCACGTCAATAACGTTTCATTAAACCGCAATTTCGATGAACTTGAAGTAACAGCAATGGGTGATTCAGGTCACAAGTTTATCAAGGGACTTGAAGCATCATCTATTACACTTGATTTCCTAAACGACCTTGCAACTTCGTCTGTACTACAGACTTTGCAAGCTGCATGGGGAACAAACGTAACTGTAGTACTTCTACAGAACAAGGGAACTGCTGTATCAGCAACTAACCCTCTTTACACAATGACTGCACTTATCAACGGCACAACTGACATCAACGGCGCAACTGGTGACCTAGCAACACAGTCAGTAACTTGGAATGTGTCAGGTACAATCGCTGTAGCAACAACAGGTTCATTCTAAGAAACTAACAAAGGGGCTAACATGGCAAAGCTAAGGGTTACAACGCTAGACAATACGACGACTGATTACGAAATCACTCCTCTTATCGAATACGCGTTTGAGCAATACGCCAAGAAGGGCTTTCATAAAGCTCTTATTGAAGATCAGAAGCAGTCAGATATTTACTGGCTGTGCTGGGAAGCAATACGCCGTTCAGGTACAACGGTTCAACCTTTCGGGGAAAAGTTCCTAGAGACTCTCAAGTCAGTTGAGGTTCTAGAGTCTGACCCTTTGGAGTAGTGGATCGGAACTCCGTTACCTATCTCGCAGCTCGCTTGAGTTACGAGTATGGAGTTCCCTTCCAATCCATTGTAGAACTTACTCCGATGGCATTTAAGTATCACGTCCAAGTATTAAAGGACATAGCGAAGGCGAGGGAAGATGCCAGTAAAGCTGCAAGGCGCGGTCGCCCTTAGAAAAGCACTCGCTATAGTTGAACCAACTCTTGCCAAAGAAACTAGCAAAGAGATTGCCTCATTCCTTAAGCCTGTCGTAAAGCAGGCTCGAGGCTACATGCCTAACAATGACGCAGTTATGAGTGGTTGGCTTGTAGGCAACCAGCGAGGCAAGTGGGAACGCGCTGCCTACGATGCTGGTATTGCTCGTAAGGGAATTACATATAAATCAACTCCCAGCCGTGTTAATCGCCAAGGTTTCTCAGCTCTTGCTTCTATCTTTAATAAGTCTGCCGCTGGAGCAATCTATGAAACAGCGGGTCGTAAGTCTGGTCAGACAGGACAGTTCACACCTCGGCTTGGTGGAGAAATTATTGGCGACAAGCAAAAGATGCAAGGTCGCAATATCTTTAGAGCCTTTGAGGAAGATCGTGGCAAAGCCCAAGATGGCGTAGTTAAGGCAATCTTCAAGGCTAAAGATAAGTTTGATTCAATGAAGGATAAGGTCTAATGGCAGATTTAAGAATTGACTTAGCAGCTGAGTTCAAGGGTAAAAAAGCCTTTAAGGAAGCAGATAAATCTGTAAGTGGTTTAGACAAAGCCGTTGGCAAACTTGGGAAACAGATTGCCTCAGTATTTGCAGCACAGAAAATCCTTGCCTTTGGCAAAGCATCGGTTAAGGCTTTTGCTGAAGACCAAGCCTCAGCTGCTCGTCTTACAAAGACCGTAGATAATTTAGGCTTGGCTTTTGCCAACCCAGCAATTACCCAGTTTATTCAGAAACTATCTATGCAATCTGGCATAGTCGATGAAACATTACGTCCAGCTTTCCAAGGACTTCTTACAACTACAGGCGACGTTACCAAGTCTATGGACTTGCTTACAAAGGCAGTAGATATATCCCGAGGTTCTGGTGTTGATCTTGCAACAGTTACACAGGATTTAGCCAATGGTTACGTCGGCATTACTCGAGGACTTAAGAAATACAATCTTGGTCTATCTCAGGCGCAACTTAAATCTAAGTCTTTTGAAGAAATTATGGGTTTGCTTAATAAACAATTTAACGGTGCTTCTGCCACTTACCTTGAAACCTATGCAGGCAAAATGGCAATTCTTAATACTGCCGCTGACAACGCTAAGGAAACTATTGGCAAAGGTCTAGTAGATGCTTTAATGACTGTAGGTGGACAAGATACTAACATTCAAAGCGTTGCTACTGCTATGCAGAACGCAGCAGACGCAACAGCGAATTTTGCTCGAGGTATTGGCATATTGGTAGCCAAGATTACCAACATTCCCGGACTTGCTCAATTAGTCAAATTACTTGAATTGTCGATAAAATTTACAAGCCCTGCTTCTTTAATATCTAATCTTGGTAAACCTAAACCAACAGGTTACGGAGATTACTCTGGAAGCACAGTCGATTACCAACGAAAGCAAGATGAAAAAGCAGCAGCAAAAGCCAAGGCTGTG